AATACCATTATCCCATGGAGAAACTTTAGAATTACATATAGAATGTGTAAATGACATATTAGACAAATTTGAAAAATTATATGTTAGAGATAAAAAAGAATTTTTACATTATTATATAGAACATAAAAACGTTTTTGACATAACCATCAATTCACCTACGTATATACAGGAATTAACACAAACACACCAATGGTTTCATCAAACACACCCAAATAAAAATGATGTAAATAGAATTATACCAATTGTTAAACACTATGAATATTGCGAAAACATATTTAATAAATTAAAACCCCACATAAATGAGCCAGTCAATGAATTTTACAATAAAAAAGCCACAATGGTATTCAACGCCGTGGAGCGAAGTGGAATACGAGTTAATAGACAACAATTCAAATCGTATTTTCATGATATCAGTGGAGACTACGTCCACACCCAATTCAACTTCAAAACCCTCACAAGAAGACCTTCAAACAAATTTAAAGGAGTAAATTATGCCGCACTTAATAAAGAAAATGGTGAACGAAAATCGTTTATTCCGCGCAATGATATTTTTGTGGAATTGGACATTAGTGCTTATCATCCTACCCTTTTGGCTAACCTTGTTAATTACAGGTTTGATAATAGTGATGTTCACAAAAGTTTTGGAAAAATGTATGGTACAACCTACAAAAAAGCAAAAGAAATTACATTTAAACAGCTCTATGGGGGTATTTTCCCTGAATATAAAGAAATTGAATTCTTCAAAAGAGTCCAAAAATACATAGATGAATTGTGGGATAAATTTCAAAATGAAGGTTATGTAGAAGTACCTATTTCAAAATGGAGATTTGAAAAAGATAAAATGGAAAATATGAAACCACAAAAACTTTTAAATTATTTACTACAAGGGTTGGAGACAGCTATGAATGTATGTATATTGTGGGATATAATAAAGTTATTAAGAGGTAAAAACACTAAAATAGTATTATATACGTACGATAGTTTTTTACTAGATTTAGACAAAACAGAAAAAGATATATTTAAAGAAATACAAAATGTATTTAAAAAATATAAGTTACAAACAAAAATGAGTTATGGAGACAACTACGATTTTAGATAATTCCCTTAATATGTATAAAGTAGACGATTTTGAACAATTTACTACTTTAAACTTAAATGATTTGAATAACAAGTTATTTTGCACTTTCACGACATTAGAGGATATGGAGAGCTTGATTGAAAGTATCACTTCCCAATATAACATAATGTACAATAAAATATTCGTATTGCATATAAAAAGCAATAACGAGTATGTTTGTACTTATAATATTGATCAAGGGAATGTAAAATCTTTACCTTCAAATACAATTTTAGTTCATAGAAAAAAAGAATCCAACACTTTATACACCATTAATGCTTTAAATGAATTAATAAAAAAATTAAATGGTGGAGTAGTAGATACTAAGTTTCCTATAGAATGGCAACATTATAGAAACACTATTCTTCTTACTCAACATGATGAATTAAAGCAATTGAGAACAAGAATTTTTAAGATTATTGAACTTTAATTTGGTAGTTCAATCCATCTTTCATATATTAATCACAGTTTACATAAAAAAAGTTATATTATGAATTTAGACGTAATCAAAAAGAAATTACAAACATTAAACAATCAATCCCAAAACAAGGGAGGGGGGAATTCTAAAAATTTATTTTGGAAACCTTCAGTAGGAAAACAAGTAGTAAGAGTTGTACCCTCAAAATTTAACTCTGATAATCCTTTTACAGAAATGAAATTCTATTATGGAATTGGTCCTAAAAGGGTTATGTCATCACCAACAAATTGGGGTGAAAAAGATCCAATTGTTGAATTTACAAAACAACTTCGTCAAGGAAATGATAAAGAAAATTGGAGATTAGCTAAAAAGTTAGATCCCAAAGTTCGTATTTTTGCTCCTGTTGTTGTTAGAGGTGAAGAAAGTGAAGGAGTTAGATTATGGCAGTTTGGTAAAGAGATTTATGAAGCATTTTTACAAATGGCTGCTGATGAGGAAATTGGGGATTTTACAGACATTATGTCTGGTAGAGACATTAAACTTAATACTGTAGGTCCTGAGTCAACGGGCACACCTTACAACAGAACTACAATTGGTCCTTCTTTAAAAACATCCCCAATCTCTCCAGATGAGGATACAATTAATAAATTTCTAGAAGAACAAGTAGATCCTATGAAAGTATTTAAACCACTTTCTTATGATGAAATGAAAGAAGCTTTACAAGAGTTTTTAACCCCTGAAGATGAAGAAGATAATTCTCCTACTCCAGCTTCTAATACAAATTCATCTCCTAAACCACAATCAAACTATTCTTTAGATGTTAAAGGCAAAGGAAAATCAAATTCAGAAAAATTTGATTCAATGTTTGATGAAGAAGAAAAAGACGATTTACCATTTTAATTTAATTTATGGCTAGGAAAAAGAAATCTTTATCGGAGGCAGCCTCCTCAGAAATCAAATCTAAATTTAATTTAGAAGGTTTTAAAAATAAAAAAGGACTAACATCAAAAGCTAAATTCAAAGAGCAAACCTGGATCCCCCTATCAGATGCATACCAGGAAATAACCTCAGTTCCTGGAATTCCTCAAGGTCACATAGTGTTATTACGAGGACATTCTGATACAGGTAAGACAACCGCCTTATTAGAGGCGGCTGTCTCAGCTCAAAAAAGAGGTATTTTACCTGTTTTTATTATTACAGAAATGAAATGGAACTGGGAACATGCAATTCAAATGGGATTAGAAGTTGATGAAGAAGTAGATACAGAAACAGGCGAAGTATTAGATTATACAGGTAATTTTATTTATACAGATAGAGAAACTATTAATTCTATTGAAGACGTAGCTGTGTTTATCTTAGATTTAATTGATGAACAAAAGAAAGGTAATTTACCTTATGATTTATTATTCCTATGGGATTCAATAGGTTCAGTTCCTTGTGAAATGTCTATTAAATCGAATAAAAATAATAATGAATGGAACGCAGGTGCTATGTCTACTCAATTTGGGAACAGTGTAAATCAACGTATAACATTGTCTAGAAAAGAAAGTAACCCATTTACTAATACTCTTGTGTGTATTAATAAAGTATGGACTCTAAAACCAGAAAGCCCTATGGGTAAACCTAAATTAATGAATAAAGGAGGTTATGCAATGTGGTTTGATTCTACATTTGTTGTTACTTTTGGAAATATAATGTCTGCTGGAACCTCTAAAATTAAAGCTATTAAAGATGGTAAGCAAGTTGAATTTGCTAAACGAGTAAATATCCAAATTGATAAAAATCATATTAATGGGGTTACTACTCGAGGTAAAATTGTTATGACACCTCATGGGTTTATTTTAGACACGGATAAAGCCCTTAAGAAATACAAAGAAGAAATGAAAGATGAGTGGACAAAAATCTTAGGTGGTGGTGATTTTTCAATTGCTGAAGAAGATCAAGCTTACACTGACATAACTTCTCATATAGAAGAACCCGAATAAATTTTGCTCCCCAAAATATTTTTCGTATATTTCGGGGTATAAAAACAAATCAAATGAAACAAAAAGAGTTATTAAAACTCTTGGATAATATTCAAGAGCAAGGAGAAGAAACTGTAGAAGGAGAAAGATTTTTATTAATAGATGGTTTAAATTTATTTTTTAGAAATTTTGCTATGATGAATATGGTTAATCCTGATGGGGTTCATATTGGTGGGTTAGGAGGATTTTTTAGATCTTTAGGAGCTGAAATTAGAAGAATCAATCCTACCCAAGTATATGTAGTATTTGATGGAGCAGGATCAGCAAACAATAGAAAAAACATCATTCCAGAATATAAATCAGGTAGAGATACCCAACGTATAACAAATTGGGATGCTTTTGATGATTTAGAAGATGAACATGATGCTAAAGTTGACCAAATGGTTAGAATTATACAATATCTAAAAACCCTACCAGTTAAAACTTGTAGTATAGATAAAGTAGAAGCTGATGATATAATTGCTCATTTAAGTAGAATTTTACCACAAAATGAAAATGATAAAGCATTTATTGTTTCTAGTGATAAAGATTTCCTACAATTAGTTAGTAAAAATTGTATTGTATATAGACCAATGGAAAAAGAATTTTATACAGAACAAACAGTTATAGATAAGTATAAAATTACTCCTCAAAACTTTATAATCCATAAAACATTATTAGGTGATAGTTCAGATAAAGTTAAAGGAGTTAAAGGATTAGGAGCAAAAGGTCTATTAAAAAAATTCCCAGAATTAACAGAACGTAATCTCACATTAGATGACATTTATGATATATGTGAAAAGAAAATGAAAGATCATGTTGTGTATGCTCGAGTAATTCAAGGAATAGATGATTTAGAAAAAAATTATAAAGTAATGGATTTAAGCAATCCAATGCTTGATAAAAATGATAAAAATTACTTAAATGAGGTTGTTAAATCTAAAGAATTAAATTATATTCCTGATCAATTCGTTTCCATGTATAACCAAGATAAATTAGGGGGCATGATAAGAAATGTAGATTTTTGGGTAAAAGATGTTTTTGAAAAATTAAGTTTTAAAAAATAAGTTATATGACATTAGTAAATTTAAATCAATACGGACCTCATTTTCAAATTAAGGTCCTATCTTCTTTATTAACACATAAAGAATTTCTTGTAAATATACATGATATTTTAAGTGATGAATATTTTGATAATCAAGCTCATAAGTGGGTTATAAATGAAATTCTTAAGTATTATGATAAGTATCATACTACACCCTCAATGGAAGTATTAAAAGTTGAATTAAAAAAATGTACTAATGAAGTATTAAGAATTTCAATTAGAGAACAATTAAAATTAGCTTATGAAGCTTCTGATGATGATTTAGAATATGTTCAGGAAGAATTTTCATATTTTTGTAAAAATCAACAATTAAAAAAGGCGTTGTTAGGTAGCGTAGATTTATTAAATGCCGGAGACTATGATTCTATAAGGTCATTGATTGATAACGCATTAAAGGCGGGACAAGACAAAAATATAGGCCATGAGTATAACAAAGATGTTGAGTCTCGTTATAGAGAAGATATGAGAGTTACAATTGAAACTCCTTGGGAAAGAATTAATGATTTACTCCAAGGTGGTTTAGGTGGAGGTGACTTTGGTTTAATATTTGGTAATCCTGGAGGTGGTAAATCTTGGTCATTAGTTGCTTTAGGAGGTTATGCTGTTAGATTAGGATATAATGTTTTGCATTATACTTTAGAATTAGGAGAAGCATATGTAGGTAGAAGGTATGATGCTTTCTTTAGTAAAATACCAGTAGATACAATTACTCAAAATAAAGAATCC